CGCTCTTGAGAGGAGGAGAGTTGCGCCTGGACCGCAGCATTCGTTGTCGACTGCAGTACATCGGCATCAAGCCCCTGTGACGCCCTGGAGATGCCTGTACGCTGCGTCTTTATCTCGTCCAAGTAGGCAAGAACCCCAAGAGCAGGTTGGCCTACAAACGGCGTCGAGAACGGCTGTACGGCACCAGGTTGGCGCATACGAATAACGGCACCTGTTTCGTTGTTCAGCACATCGTCCATGTTGACCTGGGTCTCAACCACCGCAGTGCGGGGGTGGATGGACTGTGCCAAGCTGTCTAGCGTATTCCGCACAATCTGCGACTTGATGAGCTGCAGATCCATTGTCTGATCAGCAATAGACTTACCGAAGACAGTGTGTGGTGTGGGGTCGGGACACAAAACGGCGAACGGAATATCTTGCACGATTTCATCGTGAAGGACAACCTTTCCGTTACCGACACAGCAAACCTTGTGCAATTCAGCGATACCGTCACCGTCTTTGTCGATGCGGATATACGCCTCAACGTAATACACCTTGTCGGTGCTGTCGTCCGTATTGTCTGTAATGCCAAAGAAGCTCTGATCCGCTGGATTACGGGTCAAAGTCTCCATGTTCATTTCAAAGCCATTAGATCCAGCGTTCTCTTCAATGATCTCGCGTGGATAGCCCATCGCAACGAGTTCGCTGACTGTTGCCAGCTTGCGGCGTCCTACAATGATCGCGTCATCGAGGTTTGTTGCCTCGTTGTCGATCAAGAATTGCTCTGGTGGAATACACTCTACGACATATCTCGGAGTTCGGATCACTCTACGCACACGCATTGAGATTTCAGGTGGCAGAACATTGATAACTGGACCCGCACCCATGACATCCTGCTCAACTACGCGCTCTTCCTCAACGTAGTCGATGACCTCAACATCGGGGTCAGACATAATGAGCTGGGCTTCTGCTGGCGCTAAACCAGAATACGAATGCTCCTCAACGCTTTCATCGTCTGTCTTGTACCAGGTCAGCACACCGTCTTTCACAATCAGCGCATCTTTGATCGCGTCATGCAGAATACGGAAGCCGGGGTTCTTTTGCATGAAAATGTAGTCAATAAGATCGGTCATCTGCTGCGCGGCAGCAATATCCTCAGGACCGCGTGGCACAAACTCCACAATCTTTTCGCCTGACGTAAAAACACGCAGCAGGCTGGGCAACATGGACAGAACAGTGTCGCGCACCTCGGTCATCACAACCTGAGACCGGCCATCCTCTTCATTGCCAAACTTATCGCCCAAGTAATACGACATTGCGCGCTCGCGTTCAGGCGCAATGTAGCTATCGATATAAGTTGCAGTGTCCTCTATGGCGCGGAAGACGCGATAGCGAAACTCCTCCTCGTCCATAGGCTCATCTTCGAGCGGGATAACCTCACCCGTTTCTTCGTTATACAGATCCTCAGTATCTGGAGGCAAAATGTCAGGGATATACGCCCCAGGGGGTGTGCGGATCATCGGGTCAGCCATATCGTTTTCCTTTACCACCCTTATTTGCCTCAGATAAAGCTATGGCGACGGCTTGAGGGCGTGACTTCACCACTGGCCCCTTCTTGGACCCAGAACGCAGCTTTCCTGCGCTGTACTCACGCATAACCTTTTTAACCTTCGTCGCCTTCTTCATCTAGCTCTTCCTCATAAACGGCTCCAGGGCCGTATTCAGCCTCTTCGCCATCCTCTTCATCGTCCTCACCAACAATCCAAGCATTGCACGTCCGAGACGCAGCGCACTTGAAGTCAAAGATTTCACAATATCCCAAATCCGACGCATCGACCATATCCTCCATGCGATCAGCTTCACGGTCCTCTGTTAGACCGTCCTCAATGCATTGTAGCATTTCGGGCGTCTGATCAAAAGCTCCACAATTCCCGCACCGCATTTCACGGGCTTCGTCTGGCGTTGTGTTCCACCGCGACGCCATGCGCATCCAGTACTCGTCATTGGGCTGACGGGGGTCCATAGGACCATAGTCAGCCTTCTCGATAGCCTTGCCACGGTTCTGCAAGTTCAGTGTCATGTCGCGCGTGGCGATAGGGCATTCAGCCATAGTGGGCTCCTGTTAAGTTCTCAGCTACCAAGCCTTGCACGACCAATAGCGCGCCTTGGTCTTAGGACCAGGGTCATCGCAATTGTGGCGCGCTCTGAAGTTGCTGCGTCTTCCTGGCTGGTCCTTCTTAATCGTCATATTGGGATCACCAAACATGACCTTCGCCACCTTCGAGCCATCCTTCACATACACAACGGACTTCTTACGCCCATATCCGGGCTCGCCCTTCCGTATTCGACGAGGCTTGTTCAGCGTAACAGTCTCACCACGCCATGTAGCCATGAAGCACCTCCTGCCAATACAACCCCTATACCACAGCAAGGTGCCTCTTCAAAGGCTTACCCTTCACCCAGGCAGAGGCCCGTCCACCAACCAGCGCGGCATTGCTCGCAAACGTCAAACACAAACTATCCGCCAAATCAGGAGACCGCATCCCACGCTTCCGCAAGCTGTCCTTGCTTTCCACCTGGATCTTGCCGCTGCTCGTGAACGTGTAACGGGGGGCCACAAGCTCCATCCGTAACCCACTATCGTCAGGCAGCTTCACTGCTCTCGTCGACAGCCAATCCTTCACCGATAACCACAGCTCATCACGCAGCCTATTGGCATTCGGGTTCATCGCACTACTTTCCGCGACATTCACATCCCGAACATTGAACCCCAGTTCCCTGAGACGGTCAGCACAGCCGCTGCCCAGGCCAATCGTGTCCACGCAAATTTCTTCCGGGTTATCGATTTTCGCCTCATGGGCAATGGCACCCACAATCTGCATCGTGTCCAACCCACCCCAGGACTTCACATCCAGCACAACATTGCCCTTCCTCTTGCACAATGCCGTCCGGTCAGTGCCAAAACGCGCCACATCCAACCCGTATACCAGGGGGTCCATAGGCACCGGCTGCACATCCCGCACTAACGCCGCATCCACCAGCTCCGCAGCAATCAGCGTATCGTCATCAGCAACAGCAAACTCACCCAGAACCCGAATACGCCACGCATTGCTGCCATCGCCATACGTTGCACGGATCTGATTAACGAAGTCCTGGCTCACTAACGGGTTCTGCAAACAGCTCACATGCAGCGTATACCAGTCATTCGCCAGCTCATGGTGGGTCTTGTAAAACAGGCCGCTGTTCCGCGTCGGGTTCCCAATCAGTATCGTGCAGGCGCTGTGGCCCGACATGCTGCCTGCCGCCGCCTCGTACACGCTCTCAGGAATAGCCGACGCTTCGTCGCAAATCAGCAGCACGTTCTCGCTATGGATACCCGCTAACGCCTCCGGGCGTTCGCTGCTGCTTGTCCTCGCACTGCAAAAACTGCTTTCTGGGGCTGCCTTAAACACAACGCGGTCAGCAAACACGTCAAAGCTGTCTCGGAGTACCGGCGGCAACTTGTTTATTTGCGCCTTCAATTCGCTATACAGCGCATCGAACAACTGCCCCGCCGTGGGGGCCGTCATCACCGTCTTCTGGGGAAAGCGCGTCGTTAAAAACCACACGGTAGCCCAGGCGCACGCCGTCGACTTACCGACACCATGCCCAGCTCGCACGCTAATCCGACGCTTGCCCGAAGCCACAGCCTTCAGGAAATCCTGCTGCCACGCCAAGGGCTCCTGGCCTAGCACCTCGCGCACAAACTCCACCGGCTTCCCACGATACGCAGCCAGAAACTCGTCAAACGACTTCGCTAAATCTTCACCCTTTTTGCTCATTTCGTGGACGCCTTACGCTTGCCGCCAGTGCGGGGGGTGGGGGGCTTTTTGCGGGGGCGCTGCGTAGAGGGAGCGGGGGTCGCCATCGTCGCCGCCCCCTCCGGGTGGTCGACCCCCCGGGGGGTCTCAGCCACCTTCCCAGATCTCCGACCCCCTTCACCCTCACCTGTTTCAGGATTGTTGCCTACGCAACAGTTGTCTTGGTTACCATCTAGATTGGGGTCACACAATACACCATCTATTGTGTCGCCTGCCTGCAACCCCTTGGTTTTGTTGGGGATTTCCTGGTACTCCGCATCAATGTACCCCGCATCTGTACCCGAAGCACGTTCTGTGAGGCGTTTGAGAGCGTCCAGGTGGACAGCGTGCGTGTGCTGAACGTTCACATCAACCTGCTGTCGATCGGCATATTGCACGAGCAATTTGCTTGTTATCCACTTGTACGCGTCGATAGCTACTCTGGCTGCGTCTGAGCGTATTTCACCGCTAAGTGCTTGATTTACAACGTCTTCCATGCGTTCTGCGTAGCTTCGAGCCCTGGCGGCGCTTGCCCGCGCGTATTCCTCCGCAAGACCTTCGTCTTG